TTATATAGGAATATATTACGAATTGCAACACCAATTTAACCGAAAACAAATAAATCATCAAATGTACTATTGGTATCAGTATTACTACGAATATCCCAACCAAGTACACCCAATAAGTTATCAATCTTCTCATCTACTAATGTTTGTTCCATAGCTGAATCATCAAATGGTAACTCAGTAAACCATTTGGGTAAACGTAATTCATCTACAGGATACGCTACACTTGTAAACCCTAATGGATTAGATTTGAGTTTACATACCACAACCTTCATACCATCAATAATCTTTTGACTATATTGGTCACCGTTTACTCTACGTAAGTAATTGTAGTTAAGTGCGGCTCTTACGTGACCGGGCATATTTGCACGACCTGTACTACTTTTAGCTTCTAAGTCACCATACATTGTAAGTTTGTTTACACCTTTAGGAGAACCCTTAGTCCAACTATCTTGTGCGGTTAGTACACGTTTGAAGTCTTTGACAGCCTCAATAACTTCAGTACGACCTTTACCTTGTTGAAGAACCATTTGTAGTACATTCATTAAGAACTCTTGTACATATTTAGGAGTATCAGCACGTTTCAAGTCAAGACCCATAGCTTTGATATCACCCAAGTCGCCATTTTTATCTTTACGTTTACCTTCTTTGTCAAAGATGTTAATAGCATACCGCTTCTTAACAATAAAGATAGCACGATCACCTATCAATTCACGACCAGCTTTGATAATCTCACCATTCTTGCGAGGAGCATGAAATGCTTTCTCCATAAATGCAGGGAACGATTCATTTGCTTGTTCAGCGATGCCATCATATAGACCAATGCAAGTTTCTTTATTCCACTCTAATGCACCACTATCAATCTGTGGCTTTAGTGTTGGATATGCTGTAAAGTAACAACTGTCAGTATCACCATATACAATAGCATTGCCGTCATGTGAATATACACCTTCAACTGTTTCATTGATAGTACTCATCATGTGTTTAACAATCTGTCTTCCTGATAGTGTTACACTTTGGCCTATACGCTTATCATAGAAACGACAATGTTCATTCAACAATGCACCATATGCCGAGTTCAATAAAATCTTACGAACAAGTTGTCGTTTATCCCAGTACTCTCTATCTTCTGTAGTAGTTGCTTCTTTGAGTTTTTTCTGCATCTCTTTACGATCTGAGTACCAACGTGTTAGTAGACCAGGAACTACACCTTCTTTTTCGTAAGTAAAGATTGTACCATTAGCACTTAACATCCAGGGCTTATGGCTGTCAAAGACCATCTTCCAGACTTCTGCCGCTGACATTTCTACACTACGACCATCTTCGTAGTCTACTGTAAGCATAGTGCCACGTTCTTGATTCATAATAGCTGTGTACTCTAATGCACCGAATAGATTTTCCCAGAGAATAGATCCTGTAACAGCGTCATCACCTTCTTTGTGACGTTTCTTCTCACTTGCTAATCGTGCGCCCTTTTCGTGCATATATTGGTCAGTGATTGTTTGTCTGACCTGAGCAACGATGGTTTCACCTGCCATGTTGAGGGCACGAATAACCGAGGGATAGAGACTGTTGATGTCAACTGCTCCGACATATTCATGCATACCTCTTTTCGGCGTAGCAACAAAGGCACCTGCTGCCTGCTGGATTTCATCATCATTTTCAGTCTTTCGTTTTTTATCTGGTACTACTAAGCCACGTTCATGGGCCTCATTAAAAATTGCCATCTCAATCATTGCCACCGAACCCATAACTGTTGGAAGCAGTACTGTATTTTCATGTGCAAGTTGATTAGCTAATTCTAAAAACTTAAGTTTGTTGTGAATCTTCACCAACAACATAGTATCTTGTCTGTTGTATTCAATGAACTTTTTAAAGTCTTTGTTATACAATTGGTCAAGAGTACCTTCATATTGAGTTTTGTTTTCACCTACTTCCATCTCACCGATACTGTCAAGTTTATAACTGTGACGACTTTCATAGTTATACTTCTTGTATAGTTGTAGATAGTCCAAGTGAATACGACCTACTAAGTCATATGTTGTTTCACTCTTACCGAATCGTTCATATTCACGTGCTTTAGGAAGTTGACCCATCAAGCAAAACTTGCGTGTATCATCCTTACTCATCACTCTAGTAACACGATTGACCATGTAGGGTATATCATATCCTTCACTGTTCCAACCAGTCAATACATCAGCATCTTCAATGAGTTGAAAGAAAACGTCAAACATTTCCTTCTCTGATTTGAATAGCATTGTGTTCTCAAACTCATTAGTGATTTCTTGGGCTGTTTCACTGCTCATATGTTTCGGAGCGATCACTAATGTAATACATTGATCTAGCCAATCTAAGTAACAACTGATAGCTGTAACAGGATTGAATGGATCACTTGTAGGACTAAATCCTTTTTCAGGATCAAAGTCTACTTCAATGTCAAAGAAACAAGTATGAAGTTTAGGTGCATCAATGCCAAGATAATTTTCACTTAGACAGCGAAAGATTACCGGTACATCGCTTTCAAATAATTTCTTACCTGAATGAATACGTTTTTCTTTTTCAAACTCTTGTCGTTTACGAGTGCTAAAACGACTGACTGGATTGCCATAAATGCTACGATGTTTACCCTTAGGATCGGAATAATACAATACATAGTTAGTAGGGTATTCTTTGTATTCTCTTTTGCCGTCTTTATTTCTCTCTACGACATAGATACGATCCTCATCCCTACTGTGAATAGCATCCACATAACTCATAGAGTTTTGCCGACTGTTTCCAAGATTGTATTGAGTTCATCGTGGTCTTTGTTTGTTTGACCCAATGAAGCTTTGTGTGCAATTTTAATTGCTTTCTTTAGTGTAGAAGCCTTGATTTCAAGTTCTTCTGCTACTGCTTTGATAGTGTCGCTCAATCCACCATTCAATGTATCAATTTCATGTAGGACATGCATACCTTCATTGACTAGTTGAGTTAGTTTAATCTTAGCTTCACCGTTAAAGGTTCTGTTATAATCTGACATAGTTTCTCCTTAAATAATTAGTTAGTATACTTGGTTTGTGTAGAGAAGTCAAGTATTTTGTTTACCTTCTACAATCTTTTTGACCAATTTAGGTAATCCTGGATTGACATGTAATGCATGTGGCATTAGTTCATTGCGAATATAGTTTCGGGTATATCTGGAATTCTTATTTGATTCATCTTCTATCCAGGGTACATTGTGACTTTCACACCAATAGATGAAGTCTTGTTTTCTAGTAGTTAGAAATGGTCTAATTACATTGTTGCGAGTTAATGGAATAACTTTGGGTGTACCATGAAGACTTGACCAAATATATGTTTCAACACAATCATCTAAATGATGACAAGTAATGACTGGGCCAAGATCATTTAAAAATTCATAGCGTTCTCTACGCCAGTATTCTTCTTGACTTTCTTTACTATTTTTTTGACTGCGAGGTGAGCCGTACATCATAACAATACTATGTTCACCACAGTACCTAGAAACAAACTCTGCGGCTTTTTCACCGTTTTGTGTTCTATGATTAAAATGGGCGATAGTGATATCGTGTTTACGACTTAGAAAGTCAACAACTGCCATGCTATCTACACCACCGCTACATGCGATTGTGATACTTTTGGGTAATGGAACTGTTAACTTAATCATTTATCTATTGTAACATAGAATGATTTAGTTAGCAATGATTATGGTAAATTGTTGTTTAACCGTAACTTGCGGCTGCTAATCCCTGCCTAGCAGTACCTACTCCAGTAGTGTCTGTAGCAACTACTCCAGTGTTCGATACTAGGTTGGTCATTGATGTCATTGATCCAGTAGATCCATAACCAAATATAGCTGTATCAGTTCCGTATCCGGCGGCTGCTAGAAAATATCTAGCAGTGCCAACACCAGTTGTATCAGTAGCAACAACACCAGTGTTTGATACTAGATTAGTCATTGACACATTAACAGTAGTAAGACCGTAACCAAAAATAGCTTTATCTGTACCGTAAGTTGCGGCTGCAAGAACAGTTCTTGCAGTACCTACACCAGTGGTATCACTAGCAACAGCGCCGGTGTTTGATACTTTGTTGGTCATTGATACTCTAGTACCATCACTACCGTAACCAAATATAGCTTTATCAGTACCATAGCCAGCGGCCGCAAGTGCTCGTCTAGCAGTGCCGACGCCTGAAGTATCTGTGGCAACGACACCGGTGTTACTTACTAAGTTGGTCATTGATAGCTTCGTTCCGCCATCGGTTTGGCCATATCCAAAAATAGCTTTATCTGTACCATAACCAGCTGCCGCAAGGTCTATTCTAGCAGTACCTACTCCTGTTGTATCAGTAGCAACTACACCTGTATTACTTACTTTATTGGTCATTGACACACTCGCAGTAGCAAGACCGTAACCAAATATTGCTTTATCAGTTCCATAACCCGCGGCTGCAAGATAACTCCTATCAGTACCAACACCTGTAGTATCAGTAGCAACAACACCTGTGTTTGATACTAGATTAGTCAGTGATTGTTTAACTCCCCCGGTTGCCGATCCATATCCAAATATAGCCTTTACCCCTGCCGGTGGTGCAACTATAGTAAATCCCCCACCATTTAATGTTATTCCACCTGTTATTGTTATTGACATTCTTTATTCTTTCTTTGTATAATTACCCGTAACTTGCAGCCGCTAATCCTTGTCTAGCAGTACCAACACCTGATGTATCTGTAGCAACTACACCTGTATTTGACACAAGATTAGTTATTGATGTATCTGGTGCAGAACCATATCCAAATATAGCTTTATCTAGTCCATATCCTGCGGCTGCTAATAATCGTCTAGCAGTACCAACACCTGATGTATCAGTAGCAACTACTCCAGTGTTTGATACTAAATTGGTCATTGATACTACATTATAACCACTATTCATTCCATATCCAAATATAGCTTTATCAGTGCCATACCCGGCAGCTGCGGGATTAAATCTAGCAGTACCAACACCTGTTGTGTCACCAGCAACCACCCCTGTATTACTTACTAAGTTAGTCATTGATACTACAGTAGAACCACCACCCATTCCATATCCAAATATAGCTTTATCAGTGCCATATCCAGTTGCCGCAAGATTGTTTCTACCAGTACCAACACCTGTGGTATCACCGGCAACAACGCCTGTGTTTGATACTAGATTGGTTATTGCTGTGACTGAACCACCATTACCGTAACCAAAAATAGCCTTATCTGTTCCATAACCGGCTGCCGCTAGTCCTTGTCTACCAGTACCAACACCTGTAGTATCTGTAGCAACTACTCCAGTGTTTGATACTAAATTGGTTATTGATGAATTTGCCACACTGTATCCATATCCAAATATAGCTTTATCTGTACCGTAACCTGCGGCAGCTAGTAGTTGTCTACCAGTGCCAACACCTGTAACATCATTACTAACTACCCCTGTGTTTGATACTAGGTTGGTTAATGATACCGCAGCACTGGTAAATCCATAACCAAATATAGCTTTTTTCTCTACCGGTGGTGGTGCAACTATAGTAAATCCACCACCATTTATTGTTATCCCACCTGTTATTGTTATTGACATATGTTACTCTTTATTGAAAGATTTCTGGATGTGCTTTGCCAAATATCTTAATATACTTGCCAGCCATCACATCCGCTTCTGCTTCTATTGGACTACCGGGATAACTATCGCCCGGTTTAATCATATTTAATTCACCCTGACGCACATGTGTTAATTCATGGAAAACAGTGCGTAATATATCTACTAAATTTCTATTAGCACAATACACCCATACTTCACCCGTCTCTGGATTGTGTCTACCAGTATGATGACCTTCTTGCGCTTCATCACTATCATAACTAAACTCTATCTTTGGAGTAGTTTCTAAATTTAACTTCTTACTTGTCCAAGCAAGAAACTTCTTTACAATAGGATTGTTATTTAAATCTTCTTGTTCAGATTCAGTAATGTAGGGTTTTAATAACTCAGGATCATATCCATTATGTCTAGCGGAATCTCGCAATCGTCTTAATCCTTTAGCTTCAATTTCTCTTATTCTATTTCTAGACAAGTCAAACTTATCACCAATCTGTTGTAATGTCATATCATACCAAAATCTTAAAATTAATACTTTTCGTTGGTCATCGGTTAATCTGTTTAAGCCATTTTGAATAATTTGTTTAATACTATCATCTATTTCAGGATCTTCACCAGCTGGATCTTTATATGGCACTCGTTCTGCTCTGTTATAAATATCGTTAGGATCATTTAATGTTGGCATTTTATTATAGGATCCGCGATATGTTGTACCATCCGGGTTGTAATGTCGTCCTCCAACCTCATCTAGTTTATCTTTAATCCAACTGTCCGGAGTCTTATGATATTTTCTAACAAACAAATCATGCAATGCATCACCGGTTATACGATGTTTCTTTGCTATCTTTTTCATTAGTTTATCAATGGTATTATAGTCGTGCTTTTCTAAGCTAGGAAGTTTCTTAGCTAGGTCAGTTGCGGCTGATTCGTATAGTTCTATTGCTCTCATATTAGTATTTATGCTCACTTATAAGGTCCAGTAGCGAATTGGATAACTTAAGGCAGAAGCCGCCTACCCTCGTAACTAAGTTACGGTCCTAAGGGTGTTAGTTACACCAAGAAGTTTTAGCTTCTCCGTAGTATTCTCTTGCAAATCCATTCTGTATTAACATCATTCTTAAACTTTGTCCATCAAGTAATATGTCACCCAATACACGTCCACCATACTTATCCCAATCAGCAATAGCTACTTGACGTTTCTGTGCTTTAGCTATAGCATTTTTAGTGAAAGCTGAAGCAGCCTGACCACGTTGGTCTTCACTTGGACATTGGGCTCTATGACCTTTTTCAGGTGTGTCAACACCAAATACACGAATACTTAGTTCTTGTTTTAATGGTGGGGGTAAGAATGTTGCTTGAAATGCTACAGTATCTCCGTCAATAACTCTAGTGATTGGAAAATCATATATATTCATTGGCTTTTGTTTTTGTGCAAATGCTACCATAGTTGTTAATGTTAGTGTTATTGCTATTAATATTTTTTTCATGTTTATCCTACTACTGTTCTATTTTTTACTTTACTAATCTCAACACTGATTGGTGTATTAGTTGTTTTTGCTCTAAATATCTTATCTGTCTCACGTACACCTGGCTTAAGTTCAGATGCTATAATTAAGAATCTTGCTCTATTCTTTCTCATGCCAATAAACTCTCCTACTAATACTTCGTAGTTAGGATAGTTTGGTGTCAAATCTATTTTAGGATTAGCTTGCTCAGTGATAAATTCTGTTGCTCTCATTACTCACGTTCTCTTTTTAATGTAGAACGAATGAACCATGCTTTCTTGCCGTATAAGTCTTGTAACTCAGCCATGTAGTTAGCAATACCTTGTTGACGTTCATTTGTAGCTTCGTCAAACATAGCAACAACAAGTTCTGTCATTGTTTCACAATTTTGTAGTAACTCAACAAACATAAGTTCTGCTCTTGGAACTTTAGTTTGGTCTTGTATAATACTTAGTTCAGTATAACGTGACAAACTGCCAGGAGTATATTGACCTAGAATTCTAATATATTCAGCGATAGGATCAATAGTAGCATTTACATCTTCATACAATGTATTAAAGAAGTCGTGATATTGTGGAAAGTTACTTCCCTCCACATTCCAATGGAAGTTTTGTGTTTTAATAGCAAAACTTTGTGTACTAGCTAATAGTACTTTTAAATTATCTGATAACATTATTAGCCTTTATTTTTCTTTGTATCAACATTGATAGCTTTACCACTACGCTCTGGATTAGGATCTTCTCTACGCTTACGTTGAGCGGCACTAGCACGACCCTTTTTACCTAGACTATGTGCTTTACTTTGTGGCAAACATTTTGGTTTGCCTTCTCCTGGTTCTTTTGCACATGGACCTTTAATGTTTCCTTTAGTATCCATACGAACCCATTTTTCTTTATTGAACCAATCGTGCAAACTTTCATCTGCTTGTTCAATACCCTCTAGTATAGAGCTTTCATTTTTCTTTCCGCCTGTGCCCCAGTTGCTTGCGCCTTTTTTACGACATTTAACTAATGCACCACTGGCATAAGCACTTGGCCATACTTTATAACGGCTCTTAACTTTGTAGTAGCAAGCATCTTTCTTTTCGTTCATTAATTCTTCACTAACCATTTCGCCACCACAGTGTGGGCAACTATGTTGTTCTTCATTAGTTTTATTTTTTGCACAACTACCTGGAAAGCCAGCTTTTGTACCAGCAACTCTATGATAACCAGACCAGCATTTCAATTCATCTAATTGATCTTTTGAATTGTCACCGTGTGTTTCACACATACCACAATCAGGGCATGTCATCTCCATAACATTGTTAATACTTTCATTGTGCTTTTTCTTACCAGCACAATGAGCCTTTTGACTAAAGCCTTTAGGATGACTACAGTTGATACTACTTTTATACTTTTGACTCCAGCCCTCATCCATCTCTTGTTCATTAACATAAATTGCGGCAGTTGTTTTATTTAAACTTTGAGGATCTCTTACTCCGGCTGCTAC